TACCATACCACCCTTTGATGAAACTCCTAGAGGAGCAGTTGCAAAGTGAATAGCATCTGCGTGTGCAATAGCGTTGTTTCTACCAGTTGTAGAAGAAACGTATGTGATGTTGTTTGAAGTGTAAACTGGTCTGCCATAAAGCTTACCAATCATTCCTTTGTTTACAGGTGATGCTGATGCATCGTTTTGTACAAGAGTGAACTTGTCCAATCCCATAAGTTGATTCCAAGCAACTGCTTCATTGAAGAAGAATGCTACTCCGTCTAAATCAACATTTCCTGCTGCCAAAAGTCCGAGACCCTTTCTAATATCTGAATCTACAACAGTTGTAGTTGAAGCACCAACTGATTGTGAGAAACTTGCAAACAATGTTGCGATAGCAACTTCCAAAACCTTAGCAATAGAATAACCTGCATTCTTTGCGTATGTATTCTGGATGTAATAGCTCTGTTTGAATTGAGCTGCTTCTTTATCCTCAATGTTGAAGGAAACTTCATACCACTGGTCAACAGTCAAAGTAATCTTTGTTTCTGTTGGTGAGCTTAGAGTAACGGCTGCACCGTTAGACTTTGCTGTCGCTGTCATCTCAGTAATATTTGGTGTGTAAAGTGCTGAACCCCCTCCTCTTAATTCTGAACTTCTGTCTGTGAAGAAATTAGCCATAACCAACTTTGATTTATAAAAGTCGTTTATTCTATCTCCCCATAGTTTTGGTACTAATTCAGCAACGTCTGCTGCTGTAAAAGTATCTGATGGAAAACTTGTCATTTATTTTGAATCGCCCTGTATTGTGTATCGTTAATAAACTATTAAAGCTAATAAGCTGATACAATTTTAAGTCCGATTTAATTACCGAACGCTTTTCTTACATAAGCCTCGTGTTCTTCTTTGGTCATATCAGAAACAGATTTCTCTGCTCTTACTGAACCTGAACCTTTTGAAGCACCGAGTTTGGATTTAGATTTCTTCACTTCCTCGTCTTGCTTTTCTTTCCATAAGACAAACATTTCATCTTTGGTCGCATCGAGTAATGAGCACCCATTTCCTTTAGCAACGGCTTTGAGTTTGGCTAGTTCGCCTTCCTCGTAACCCTTTGCAATGAGTATTCCCTCTTCTCTAGTAAGATACTGTTCGTTACTATTAATATCCTTTTTAGTTTGGACAACTGGTGTAGGTTTTGAAGCCTTCACCCACTTACCGTCAACAAAGGTTTTACCCTCTGCTTTCATTAAACGAATAAACAATTTCTTGTTTGTTTCCTTTAACTTCTCAGCATCAACTTCTGACTTGGTTTCTTCAGACGAAGTGTCCTCTAATTCCAACTCAACTTCTGCCTCCGTGTCTGTATCTACTGTTTCGGTAGTAGCTTCCTCAACATTTAAAGAGTCGTTGTTCTCAATATTTTCTGACATAATAAGCTTATGTTAGTGAACTTTTAAAGAGTGTTCTAACTCAAATCACCATTTTAAAGGGTAGGTGAATAAGCCCGATGTAAGTATTATAACACAGATTTTACTTTTGTGCAACTCTATTTTGAACTAGGCTGAACCCTTTTCACTTTAGGCTTGTATAAGTCGTCTAGTTTATCAAACACATCGTCAAGTAATTCTCTAGCATCTGCAATTCCTCCAACGTCTTGTCTGTCGTAAACTCTTTTAATAGTTTCTTCTTGCAACACCGTAAGGAAGAATGTTTTAAATTCCTCCATAGTTGCTCTGTCTTGATATAAATTTTGTAATGACATTTTACTTAGTTTGCATTAACTGAGCCATCTGTTCTGGACTAGGTTGTCCTTGTCCTTGTGGCATTTGAGGTTGCATCTGTTGATTAGGTTTAGGTATAAAGGCAGTAGGTGAAATTGGTACGCCTGATATTTCTATAATAGCACCGAATACTTTTGAAAGAATTGGGTCTTGTAGCATTGCAGGATTTGAACCAACTTGAGCCAAGATGTTTGATAGTGATTCAAGTATAGCTGATTTATTTCTCATCTCGTTTGTAATAATGACTGAAACGTGGCATTCAAAGTCTTTAAAGTAATCCTTTGGAATAGGAATTGAACGGACATTTTTTAGGTTCTTTACTTCTTCGTTATACTTTGTGATTTCAGAATCAACTGATTCTTGTGTGACATCTTTTCCGTTTATAACATCGGCAACAAACTTTCTAGCGGCTCTGTAATTTGAAAAGCCCTCGTCAATGATAATCAATTCTTCGTTAGACCATTCTGCTGTTAGAATGTGCTCTTTGTTTAACTTCTTAATAAGATAGGGCAAAACCCAATCCATATAAAGTTCTGAAATAAATATTCCAGCTTCTTCTCTCCTCTGGTCAAATAGTGAACCTGCTTCTTGATTAAGAATAGCTGTCTGTCTGTAAGGAGTTCCTGATGGCATTTGCTCACCAGTAATTGCGTTAAATGTAGAAGATACTCTTTCAAATTGATTATCCCATCTCTGAATAAGCTCTGCGTATTTAGGCAAAGCAGTAGGCATTAAGTTTATAGGTGTGATGTCCCTTCCGTCTTCTAGTTCAAAGATTCTTCCGTTATCAGCATCAGTTAAAATGTTAGAACCAACCTTTTTAGAGTTAGTCTTTAAGATAACTTTACCAGCCAGTTCCATAGCGTTCTTTTCTGCGATGGTTGCATCGTTAGTCCAGACCTGTGCTTCAAATCCGTCTTCTACGATACCAACTCCGAAATCTCTCCCTTCTTCTTTTCTCCAAGATAGGTGTCTGTAAATGTTTTCCTTTTCATCTTCTGAATGCAAAAGGAACATATCATTACCAACTTGTGCAATAAGGAATTTCTTTTGTGTGTATGTATATTCGTCATCACCCTTTGCATCTGGGTCAACTTCTTCTGTAAATTGTCCGTGAACTTCCAAGACTTCAATGTCAGATTTTGTTTTCTTTGCTTTCTTTAATACATCAACAACATTATCCCAAACATCCTGTTTTTCTGCGAGTTCGTGAGCTTTAAAGAAGTGTTTTTCAATTATAATAGAATCGTCAATGTTAGTTGGGTCAACAACCATATTCTTCCAAGCACAAACTTCAAGTTTCATTTCACCGTCATCGTCGGTGCATTTCTTTACTAGAACATCTCCGTATTTTGCCCTTGTATATCCGAAATTATTTAAGAACTCTGATAGTCCGTTATTCTTTCCCCACTTATAAGCTTCTTTAGAAAGAACCATAGACTTAATCATATTCTCTTTGTCAGTAATATCGTCTGCAACAATCTGAATATCTTTTAAATCAAGGTCAGTAGCTCTGTAAGCAACATTCGTTCTAAATGTGTTTATATTATTAAAAGGTTTGTCTCTACCCAGCTCGTCTTTCTGCCCACCTGTATACTTAGAATTAGAATAAAAGGTAATCGTTCTAAGTGTGTCCGCCATATTAAAATTAAGTCCTTTGGTTATTTCTATTTCAAGCGTTGGATAACCACCAACAATGGCTTGAATCTCAGAAAAGAGTTTTTTATTTTTATCCATATTGATTATATTATAACACAAAACTAGATTAAAATCAACGAGCTTGATTTCTTTGTGCAGATTGTCTAGCTCTCCACAAGTAACCTCGTTCTTCATCAGTCATTACCTCTTGAGGTTTAAGACTATCAAAGCCATATCTAATAGCATCCATTGAGTGGTCAAACCCCGCTTCTGGCACGTTAATAACCTTTCCGCTTTTATCAGTCATCCATAAATAGTTTCTATACTCTTTGATTATATTAACTGACCTTTTAGTAATAGATATTCTTTGGTCTTGAACATATTGTATTCCTTGCACGATTGAGTCTTTACCTTTAACACAAGGTATTATATTTATTCCATAACCTTTTATCTCATCAATAGATTTAGGCTCGGCACTATCAGCTATTACTAAACACGCTTCAACATTCTTTAAAATATCGGCTATTTGTTTATTACTTAATCCTTTCTGAAATGTTATCTCGTCTAAAATATACCCACCATTGTAAGAGTAAATCCCCACAATAGAAGTTGGGTCATTTGAATAACCAAAATCCATACCATAACGAATTAGTTTTGCTTCGTGTGGTAGGTCATCAATAATGTTCCAATCCTTGTAAATCTTTCCTTCCACCTCTCCAAGTAATCCTAGTCCATAAACTTGCCACCAACCCTTACGGCTCTTTCTTGACTCAATAGACTTCACAATTTCAGGCGGGCAACCTTCATTATCAAGATAAGTTAAAATAATATAATCTACATCTTCACGCTTTCCATTTACTTCTGAATAGAACCAAAAATCAACAGTAGGATTCCAGTCAAGGAATACAAACTCCTTTGTTCTAACTTCAATTTCATCAAAGGCCTCTAGTTTTAAGTTGTTACATTCATTCAAAAATGCTCTATCTCTCCTACCTCCTCTAAGTTTAGAATCATCATCAGCTGGAAAGAACTCTATCTCACTACCAGTTTCAAACTTATATGTTTTATTGGTTTCACTCCAGTTAGCTTCATTCCAATATAAATGCCCTTTCATTATGTTTTTAAAGTCACGAATAGCACCTCTTTTTAAGTGAGGTAAAGACTCTGAAATAATAGAAGTGAGTGTGGCTGTTCTATCAGTCTGGGCTAGATTAATAAGCAACAATAATATTGATATTGTTTTACTAGAAGAAGTTCCGCCTTGAACGGCTCTAATTTTCTTCTGTAATGATTGTATTTTCTTTAACGCTGTCGTGTTCTGGTATAACATTTTGATTTAAAGTCGCTAAAATAGGCACAGGCATATCCTTTCCGTTAGTAGTTACATCAGTCGCCTGTTTGGCTTTATCCATTGTCCTGTCGTGGACTTCCTTGATGGCTTGAATATCTCCCTCAATAGCTTTAGCAATTAGAACAGGTTGAATTAAAGGCAAGGCTTCTGCAAGAGCTTGTTTATATTCTTCAATGATTTGTTTAGCTGCTTTTCTAATTAGCTTAGTTTCTGGTGTGTCTTTAGGTCTTCCGTTTGGATTAGGCACAGTTCCAGCAACAAAAGTTCCATCTTCATTCCTTATAACGCCATTTATTTCCATTCCTGTATTTTAACACATTTCTTCTATAATGTAAAGCTAAAGTGTTGATAGGGTGTTTATATTTGAAACTTTCCTACTAGTTGTTTTGTAATCTCCCCAAACTTTGGTTTGTCTAGTTCTGGAATTTCAAGATTCTGTCCTATTAGGTTTTCCTTTTTGTTCTCTACTAGATAAATAACTCTCCTCTTTATGGTTTCAAGTTGTTGTTGTGCTTTTTTGTCTATTCCTTTTTCTCTAAGGTCTGAATAATCTAGTGCTTCTAACTTATAGCCACGATTCCAACCCATTGTTTTATGATAATCTGGTTGAATAGCCATAATTTGTGAACCACGAATTGCACCACCTGAAAATATTGCATCTTTCTTTTGAAGAAAACAATAATAAGCCTTTTCTAATTCCTTTTCGTCTATCTCAATATAATCTTCTACCCCATACCCTCTTATTAATTTATAATACATAATTTGGTTTGTTTTTATTAACTTTTCCCGACTCTTGCTTATAAAATGCTATTAACTTCCCTAAATCTCTTTTTAATTCCGTTGGCTTTGTTGGTTTTGGTGCGTATGGTTGCCCTATAATGTTTGGTAGGTGTTCAATGGTTGATTTTAGTTTATCATAAGTCAGTTGTTTTGCTAGGTCATCTATTGCCTTGCGTTCCGTCTTGTTTTTAAAGAAGTCTTTATACATTGGGTTCACTTCTTTGAATAGTTCAATAAGTTCATTGATTTGATTGCTCTGCAAAAATTCTTTTTTGCTAGTATCTCTTATTATGTTATTTATGTTATTGTATGTGTCCGTTTGTTGTCCGTTTGTTGTCCGTTTGTTGTCCAACTTCTGATAGGTTTTCCATTTAAGTATTGTTATTACACGATTTTTTGTTGTTTTCTGTTGTCCGATTTGGCGTGTTTTTTCAAAATATGACAAGATTCTCTCTATTGTGGTTTCTGATATACCAGTATTGTGGCTTAAAACCTTACGACCAGTTAAAATCTGTCCCGCGTCTAGAATTTTGTCTTCACCATTAAATATAAATCTATACCCGTCTTTGTGGTTTGCCATTAGCAAAAGGTGCAACCACAAACTCACATACTCTGGTTTACAGGCTATTGGGTTATCTAGTAATTTTCTATGCACACTTACCCAACCATTTTGGTTCTTCATCTCGTTTGATTCTACGCAAAAGTCCGCTGACGACTGAGAAGGTGAACCAACACCCTCGCCACTATTACTAGTAGCGAAATCATCAACGGACTGCTGCGAATTATCACTATTAAATTGTTTTGGTTTATTCTCTCCCATATATTATAACATATATTCGGTTAAAATGCAAACTATGTTATATACTTATTATATTCTCATTAAATATTCACGCAATCTTCATGAAGTTAATATGTTGTTGATAACTTGCAATCTACTTTAAACTATGCTAAACATAAATTGCAGGGTTTGTAACATTTCCTTGCACATAAAATTGCTTAACAGCTTTCCCTTTTGAAAATTCTGGGTTATGAAATTTTCATTAACAACCCATCTGCTCAATGGGTTGTTTTTATTATAACATTTTTAAAGAGATAAATATACAATTAAAGTTATCCACATTTTTTAATTTGCAAACATATATATTAGTAATATAATTATTGTAAAGATGAACAAGAAAAAATGGATAGAAAAATTTAATTTAAAAATCATTGGTCGATGTGATGAAGGATTGAAGAAATGGCACAGACTAGAACTTGCAGGACTATGGGCAGACTGTGAAGATTCAAAAAACTTTCAATCAAGGTTCTGGTGGAGATATGGAATGGTTAAGTTTATTAAAATTAAGAAGCCAAAGCAAAGGAGTTTATTATGAAAAAGCAAAATGTTATATGGACAGACGAAGCCTTCAAAGAATACTTCGGAATGTCTAAACAAGAGATAGAGCAAATTGTAGAGCAAGAACACGAAGATATTAGATTAGAATTAAGGAAAATAGAGGGAATTGATGGGTTGTTTGATTCAGAGGGTAGACTAATAGTAAGCTAAAATGTTTAACACAGATTTAAAAATAGGTCAGGAGCAAGAACTCATATTGGCAAAATTACTGATGGACTCTGGTCAATACGACAACTACGAACTAAACGATAACGCTGATTACGATATATCTATGGTTTCATTCTCACCAAGTGGTGAAACGCGAACTACTTTTGAGTTGAAATATGATAGATACGATAATGATAGGGTTGCAATAGAAGTGTTTTGTTTAAGAAGATACGAGAAGTCTGGGTTATTAAAATCTAAAGCCGACTACTTTGTGATATTAAAAAAAGGAATCTACTATTTGATACAGACCAAAAAACTATTAGGAATATTAAAGCCCGAAATGTTTGTGATAGGTGGAGATGGTAGGTCTTCTGTAATGGCACTACTAGATATTAAGATACTGGAGAAATATGCTAAAATCAAAAAGATGGCTTAAAACACCGAGAATATTAGGGAAAGTTATCCACAGTTTTAGTTTGACAGGGTATATAACTTTGATATACTAACTATATGAAGAAACAATTATTAGATGGAGAAGAGATTTACACAATAGACTTAGATAAAGGTCTTGATGTAAAAATCTTTAAGTGGATAGTTATAGGATTAGGGTTAGCATTTATTTACGAGGTCGGATTTTTAACAGCAGTTTATTGTGCAATATAATGAAAACATTTGAACAATTTTTAGAAGATAAATGTCCTTGTCACACGAATAATAGCCCAGAGGGATTTGAAAGGTGGCTAGAGCAGTTAGATGTTCAGGAAGTAATAGACTATGCAGAAGATTACGGCAAACATGTTAAAGAATATGTGTTGGAAAATTTACCAGAAATAATTGATTAACTATATGACACAACAAGACATAGAAACAAAGGATAGGGTCGATTTAGATTTATTAGAAGATAACGAAAACAAGAAATATGTATAACAAATTACTTTTGATTCAGCAAGAAATAGGTGCTATTAAGAAAGATGCAACAAATCCTTTCTTTAAGAGTAAATATTTCGATATAAATAGTTTGCTCGAACAGGTTAAACCAGTATTAAACAAACACGGTGTGGTGTTATTACAAGGTCTTACAAACATAGATGGAAAGTTGGCACTGTCAACAAAACTTGTAAATTCAAAAGCTGTTGAAAATATGCCAGAAAATCTTATGACAATAGAGTTCATATGTCCACTACCAGATATTCAAGACCCACAGAAGATAGGAAGTGCAATTACTTACTTTAGACGATATGCTTTACAATCACTTCTCGCACTCGAAGCAGAAGATGACGATGCAAATTTAGCAAGTAAGCCAGTAGCAAAGAGTTACGAAACAGTTGCCGATAAAAAGGCAAGACAAGAGCAAAACAAGAAGGATTTTAACAACGATGTAAGCCCATTTTAAAACATGAACAAAATTAGTATAACAATAGATACAACAAAGGTCACAAAGGAGAAGATTATTACAAGGGTATATAATGACGGACAAGGACACGAAGTAATAGCGAAAGACTATAAACTAGACATAGTACCTCTAAGAGAAGAAAAGGTGGTGTGGCGTGGTGCAGATAGTGAAATGGTTAAGGTTGGATTTGTAGCTGAAGCTCCAACAGATGAAGAAAAGAAAGCAAAGACCAAAACAAAGATTATAGGAAGTGCTATTGAGTTTAGAAAAAAGTCGCAAGTAAGCACTTTAACAGCACAGGAGAAAGCTGAAATACAGGCTAGTAAAGAAGCATACGGAATTAAAGAAGATGAAGACATAAATCCTGCGGATATTCCTTTCTAATATGAACGAAACATTATCACAAATTACATTGTCGATAGTCGAGACACTAAAGGCGATAGTTCATAAATATAATTTACCAGAGGATGAAGTTTTTAATCTAGCCTCTGATATTATGAAAGAAAATATGAATTATAAGAAGAAAACCAATGGAGATAAACAGTCACATATTAAAACTAAACGGTAAGGCTGAGCTACCAAAAGAGATAGAGATAGCAAAGAATTACCACATTGCACTAGATGGAAGCATAGAGTCATTTTCAGTTCATAATAATAACAACGGAACTTTTGACAAAATATACACATTCAAGCCAGTGCATATAGAATTATTAACAGAACTTGGGGAAACGTTAAAACTCAAAGACCCTCGCAAAAACAGCACAAAAATCCGCAACCTCTTATACTTCAAATGGAAAGAATTAAACGAACCGATAGACTTTGAGGAATACTACACTAAGTTTACTAACACCGTATTGTCTAATATGGATGCACTAATTGCGAAATCAAAATGAAAACTAAACACTATGACAGAATACTGATATTCAAAATATCAATCAATCAAAAGGACAATCTTAAAACTATGGCAATTTCTTATGAAAAGAGTTCAGCCCAGATATTAAGAGACCTTATTGACAAAGAGTATAAAGTGTATCTGAATGGTAAAAGAAAGGTGCTAGATGCTTTACAAGTTGCTGAATAGGTATATACTTATTATATGAATTATCAAGAAACAAAAAACAAGTTAGCAGTAGAGTGTGGTTTAATAGTGTCAGATAAAAACGAGTTCGGTGAGCAAGAGTATCTAGGTAGTGATAAGGCTTGGTCGAAGTTTATAAGAGCTTTAGAAGTATTAGAAAAGGCAGATTTAGAAGAAGCTGATATGGATGATAGTGAGTAATAAATAAAATGGCAAAATTTAAAATAGGAGATAAAGTAAAAGATATAGAAACAGGTAGAATTGGTATCGTAGATGAAATTGGGGATTTATATACAACAATAACATCAAGTGATGGTAAATATATATATAACCATAATCGTATTTGTCTTGAAGACGGTTGGCAACAGGGAGATGTGTTGGTAAACAAAGATGATGAACAGAGGATGATATTAGGAATCTGTGGGGAAGTTTATTTTACAACCTGTCCTGATTCAGAACTCGCTAGTGATGGTATTTGGACAAAAAAGGAACTAATTAAAGAAGGATACAAACCCCTCTCCGAAACCCCAGTCCTAGAAGTCACCTTAGAACAAGTCGCAGAGAAGTTTGGAGTTGATAAGATTAAAATAAAATGAAACCATCAAAAAAGACACAAAAAACAATTGATGTTGTCAATTCAATCTTAAAAGCAATAGAAAAAGAGGGGTTCGTTTATAACCTAAATGGTTTGAATTTTTATTACAAAGGTAAGACTTTCTTCATCCACCAAGTTAAATGTGGATGCAAAGAATGCAAACGACCTAGCAAGGATAAATAAGATGAAAATCAATATAAGTAAAATAGGTGAACGATATAGTAAGACAATAGAAGTAAGTATGTCAAACCATAAAGACAAGGAGAACAATATCTATTATGGAGTAGAGTATGAAGGAAGGATTATTGAGTTGGTTATAACAAAAGAAGAATTAAACGAGATTTTAGTAGAAGAAGCATTTGAAGAAGTAACAGGTAAAAAAGAATGGTCAGAGTTATTAGATAAATTAACAATAAAATGAAAACAATAAAAGTAATGGGTATTATAGGAATAGTATTAGCTTCAATAACGACACTCGTTTTGTTTGGGGGAGGTGATGAGATGGCAATAGGACTTTGGGCTTTAGCATCATTAGCATTTCTTATGGCACAGTCAATCGTAGCAGTAGTAAAGATTAAGGAATAGTTCTTTAACAGCTCGGCAATAGATGTGGTGGTATGGGGCAACTAGTGTGGAATACATAGCTGAAGTGAGACCCTTCTAAAGTTAGCCCGAACGTGCCACCAGACCTGTTGCTGAGTATTACATCGAGTGTAACGAGATAATAGTAGGTGAATCGGTGGGGGAAGCACACGAAGTTGCTTAGAGTTGGGGAACGCCACGCAAGGGAAACAGCTCGGATAGAATCGTTCAAATGTTCTATCGTGATGGTATACCACGATGTATACTCGTTCCGCTCTCCCCACGAGTTCGTCTACACATCGGAGTTCAATCCAACCTCGCAAGGTTAAATAAAATGGCACATACAACAACAAACAACACAATGGTCAGGGTTATAGAAACACAAGCTGTGGATTATGAAAAACACTCTTGGTTAATTTTTGAGTGGAATGTAAAAGTAAATACGACCAAACTAAGAAACGACATTTTTATAGTAACCAATGACGAATTTGATAGTGTCTTTATAAATAATGTAGAGTATGAACCTCGCAAGGTTGAGAAGAAGAAAATATGAAAGAGAAAAAGCATTATCCAATAAAAAATAGTCTAGGCGGGGAATCTTGTTGGAAATGTCTTAATTGGTCGAGTGTGGTGGGCGGATTAAGATTTTATAAGTGCCTAGCCACCAAAAAAGAAATCAAAGAAAATAGGTTTTTATTAGAAACCAAGTTAATTGAGAAGAAGAAATGAAAAATAAACAATATTCGCTGTTAGAAAAAGTATTAGTTATAATCTTTGTCCCCCTTCTTGTATTTTATTGGGTAGGAACTCTGTGTTGGTTTATACAAGGGATTTGTAATAATTTTTGGAGAGAAGTAAATAAAAACTAATATGACCAAAACCGAAACAATTAAGTATATCAAAGAGGAGATTTTGCCAAAGGAGAGAGAGGAAGGTCAGACAGAGCAATGTAAGGATGTCTTGGCAATGAACTATTTAATTGGGAAAAATAAAGGTGCAAACTTAATGCTCCACGAAGTCCACTCCACTTTACCCTCTGTCTATGACTACATTGAGGAGAGGGTGAGGGAGGAGATGAGAGAAGAAATGCGACAAATCGTTTCACAATATTCGGGGATTAGTGCCAAAGCGACTGAGGATTTATTAAAACAACTATGAACTTACAAAAAGAAAACAACGAATTAGTTTTAAGACTTCCACTTACACAGAAAGAGTCAAACTGTTATATGGATGAAAAAGACTTAAGAGATGTCCCCAATTTGGTCGGTGTCGTCAGAGAAAAAGAAAAACAGTATTCAATCTCACAGAGCATAAATATGAGTTATGCAGGAAAGGAAGACCAAGAAGGCTCACCATACATTGTCTTTGATGATAAAGGAGAACTAGAAGAAGTTTGTAAAAAGTTTGGATTAGACATCTGGGAAATAAATTAAAACTGTCGCACCCAAACTCTTGAAAATATAGATAAGGAGATAAAAGAGATATAACAAAAAACACCCGCCGAGAAGGGTGTTTTGTTTTATTACACGGGTCATTCGTGAAAATCGACTCGTGTATTATAACTATTTATAAATAGGATTACAAACGTCTGTAACTCTGTCTAATCCATACCATTTAACTCTATAAAAGTTATCTGACATAAATTTAATTGCGAACTCTGGGTCAAGTGTTTGCTCTTTGGAAACAGTTGGATGACTTGGCAGGTGTATCTGTGCCAAACCCCATGAATCCTCTCTAACTCCATTCTTCACGACATTACTCTGAATAATCTTATAACCTGATTCACAGTAAATCGTTCTTTTCATTTCGTAAGCCTTAGTTCCTGTGGCATAGTGAATTATGATTTCTTTGACTTCTTCTTCGGTGAGAACATCACCCAATTTATAAGTCTTTGTAACCAATTCTTCTTTAATTTCTTCAATTTCATAATCTTCCCACTTTGGAGTATAACCCCAGATAATAACTAATAAACTAATAA